CGCACGGCTATGATAATGATGGTGGCGCATCTCCTATTACTTGGTCTGGAGCCTTCAATACGCAAGCGGGGAATGGTCCATATTTCCGGGTTGGCGCCCGTGATGAAGGTGTTACGTCAGGAACTAATATTGCTACGCCTAATGCTGTTATTCCTTACGCGACTCCTATATCCCGGATTACCGTTGCAATCCCTGGTGTAGCAATAGCTACATTGCCGTTAGGATCTGTTGATGTTTGGGCGGCAAAAGGAGCTACTGGTGCTAAAGGCTTGAATGCACGAGGCGCATGGAGTTCCGCCTCTACATATGCAATCGATGATGTAGCTACATATAATAATTCTACTTATCGAGCTCTTAGTACAATAGCTTCTGGAGGTGTAGATCCAGTAACCGATATTGCTCAGCCTGCTGGAGCATCTGTTGGTAGTCTCAATGTTCCTGGAGTCACGGGTGTTGTAGGTGTTCAATTCTTACGGCAACCATTTACAACAAATATCTCGCTTTCGGCGGTTGCCTTTACTACTAGAATGTATACAGCCTTAACCGGCGTCTTGACGATGACGTTGCGTAGACAGTCTGATAACAGCGTTATAGCAACTGGAACAGTTACTAACCCTGGCGTTGGTACTTGTACTCTTTCACTTGGTGGAACATATACTATCCCGGCAGATAACTATTGGATGGATTTTAGCAATAGTACTGGCGGTAATACCGATGTTGCCACGGATGCATCATTTACAGTTACTTCTGGAGTATCCGCAGCTGCAAACTTAATATACGGCTCATCCTTTCCACCAGCTACGACTTATGCGAGTAAATTACCATTTCAGTTACTTGGCCCCGCTACTGTCAATTGGGCAATCTTAGCTTCCGCTGGAGTTGATGCTACAAGTATAGTTCTCGCAAATACACAAACCGTTTCGTATACTTTAGTTGCTGGAGATTTAGGCAAAGCTATAGAAGAAAACTCAGCATCAGCTACAGTAGTAACAATTCCCCCAAATTCTTCAGTTCCTTTTGTTATTGGTACATGTATTGAAATTTGTCGTATTGGTGTGGGCACCGTTACAATTACTCCTGGTTCGGGTGTAACAATTCCTAATCGTCTAGAAGCAGCTGGTACAACTTCACGTACCGTGACTAATCAGTGGTCATCAGCCTCACTACGAAAGCGCGCAACGGATTCGTGGTTGCTCATTGGGGATATTGCATAATGGGAGCTACACAAATAACCAGGCGTGGGTTGATATCAAAGCCGATCGCTCCATCTTATATCGGTGGGACGGTAATGTATCAGACCGCTGGTGTAGGTGCGCCAGTAACGTACACGCCTAACGTAAGTACCGCCATAGGCGACTTGCTGCTCGTTTCAATGTATGAGCAAAATAACGCAAATACACATACTCCACCAACAGGATGGACCACGATTATTGCTGAAGGTACTTCTCCTTCTGGATATCCTGATCTCTTTCATGGTGTTTATGCTAAAATTGTGACAGCTACTGAGTTGTCACCGTTTGTTTTTACACGGAGTAGCCAGGCTTATATTGTAGGCATGTGTAGAACATATCGTAATGCCCGCCTTTCTGGGATTACGGTGACTAATAATGCTGTATACACAGATGTCATTGTAGGAAGTTCTCTCGCGGCATTAATAATTACGCCAGGAGCGTACCCATCAAAGGTAGTGAATATTTGGTACACTAATGATAATATTTCGGGCACATCTACTGTCACTTGGTCGGGAGGTTCCAACAAGCAGGCAAGTACTGGTCCGTATCTCCGAGTTGGTGTACGAGATTCGGATGTTATATTGGGAGACAGCGTCTCCACACCGAATGCGATTATCCCTTATGACGGTTATGCTGTCCGCGTTACTATAGCTATTCCAAGCTTATAATATGATGTATAAGACTGCTTTTACGGAAGATGTATCAACAGATTCCATTACGTGGATAGGCGAGGATACAAATAGAGCTATTCATATGACCATATAGATAGGAACAATATGGCAAGTCTTATTTGGGTGGTGTATTATATATCGATAATCTAGTTACACCTTGGAATGGGCTTATAAGTGTTGAAGATTCAACTCCTCGCCGAAGTCTTCCTATCTATCAAGATGGCGTAAAGACTATGGAAGATCAGCAATTAGGTGAGTATGAGGGTAATCTGACCGCATTCACATATCCTGATCTATTTGAGAGAGCAATGGGGATTGCATCAGAAGTAAATGGACTGAATTTCCATGATCAATATCCAAGATACTTTAATCTCTCATATCGAACTATGCTTGGCGATGATTTACGCGGTCTTTCTCGTGGTTATTTGATTCATATTTTGTATAATCTTTACGCAAGTTCTAATGGTATAGGCCATAATACATCTTCAGGTACTTCCGATCCCACACAGTTCTCTTGGAAGTTGACAAGTGTGCCTATCCCGTTTCCACTACGTAGACCTACGGCCCATTTAAGTATCAACTCGACCAAGATCAGTCCAGCTGCATTAATTGCTCTTGAAGGTATGTTATATGGTTACGCAGATGGTGCACCATATTTGCCAGGTCTTGCTGAGGTCGTAGCTACTGTTGGTTAGGAGGAGTCTTGATCAAAGTAAAAGTGACAGGCTCTTTTAAGCATGTAGAAGACTTCGGTGCGCGTATGAAACGGTATGAACAGTTTAGAAGTCTTATTAAATATGGACCACTTGGTGTACAGGTATTAAAGAGTTCTACACCAATTAAAAAAGGTGAGACAGCCAATTCATGGTATTATCAAATTGTAGATAAACCGGGATATTTCGCAATTCATTGGCTTAACAGTCATTTAGTTAATATGGTTCCAGTGGTAATCCTCCTGCAATATGGCTATGGTACTCATACCGGTGGTTATGTACAAGGTCGAGATTTTATAAACCCAGCAATGCAACCTATATTTGATCAAATGGTAGCAGAAATGTGGAAGGTGGTGACCCGATAGATGGCAAGCATTGATGAACGCATCGTCTCAATGGCATTTGAGAACGATAAGTTTGAAGCTGGCATAGCAAAGACTATGGAATCTCTGACAAAGCTTAATAAAAGCTTGGCTTCTGTCGGCGCCACCAATGGTCTGGCTGGAATTGAAGCAGCTGCGAATAAAATTAATTTTGCTAATGCTAGTTCAGCTGCAGATAAACTCAAGGGAAAGATGAATTTCTCTGGAGCTGTTGCTGGTCTTGGTGCTATTCAGGGAGCTTCTGATAAAGTTAATTTTAATGGAATAACTAAAGCGACCGATGGTATTAAGGGTAAATTTCAAAATCTTACAAATTTTGCTGGTAAACTTAATCTCTCTGGGATTACCAACGCAATCGGTAATATTAAGAATAAGTTCTCTTTTGGTAGAAAACCAGCAGAAGCATTTACTGCTATTGAAAAAGATTCTGGTAGAGTTAAATTCGCTCCGCTTCATGCATCAATTGGAGAAGCGGCTAAAGGTTTCAGCGTTCTCCAAGGTGCTGCCTCAGTTGCTTTAGGTAACATTGCATCAAAGGCAGCTGCCTCTGGTTTAAATATTGTAAAATCGCTTACTATTGCGCCTATTGCGAGTGGTCTTAAAGAATACGAGACTGGACTAAACTCGGTTCAGACAATCTTGTCGAATACGCAGGGTGAGGGTGCTAAGCTCGGAGATGTCAATGCTGCACTCAACGAACTTAATACATATTCAGATAAGACGATTTATAATTTCGGAGAGATGGCTAAGAACATTGGTACCTTTACGGCAGCCGGTGTTCGACTAAAGCCTGCTGTTCAATCTATTAAGGGTATTGCTAATCTTGCCGCGCTTTCAGGTTCAAACTCGCAGCAGGCTGCTACAGCCATGTATCAGCTTAGCCAGGCAATCGCATCGGGTAAGGTTGGTCTACAGGACTGGAACTCCGTTGTTAATGCTGGTATGGGTGGCGCAGTCTTTCAGAAGAACCTTGCTCAGACTGCTGTCGCAATGGGAACATTGAATAAAAGTGCTGTTAATATTGATAAATCTACAGGTAAGCTTACGATTAATGGAAAATCTTTCCGTGAATCGATTATGGCTAAGCCTGGACAAAAGTCTTTTCTTACTTCTGATGTTCTAACTGCATCGCTTTCGACATTTACTGGCGATCTTAAAGACGCACAGCTAGCTAAGCTGGGTTTTGATGCTGCACAGATCAAGTCACTCCAACTACAAGCCAAAAGTGCTGTTGATGCGGCTACCAAAGTTAAGACTTTGTCACAAGCGTATGATGTGGCCAAAGAGACCGCTCAGTCAGGTTTCGCTAATACATTCAAAATTCTCTTTGGTAATTTCGAACAGGCTAAATCAACCTTTACGAGTTTATCAAATGCTATTAATGGTGTTATCAATAAGTCTGCAAAGGCTCGAAATGCAGTTCTTGCAACATTTGCGCATTTAGGTGGTCGAACAGCCCTAATTGATGGCATTAAGAACGCATTTAAAGCTATCGGCGCTGTTATTAAACCAATTCGAGAAGCCTTCCGAGAGATCTTTCCGGCGAAGAGTGCTAAAGATCTTGTTAGTGCAGCCAAGAGTTTCCGAGACTTCATGGCGTCACTCAAAATAGGATCAGAAACTGCAAATAATCTTAAACGCACATTCGCTGGATTCTTTGCAATTATTGACATTGGTAAACATATCATTGGAGGAATTCTCGGGTTGTTTGGTAAACTCCTAGGAGCAGCGTCAAAAGGCTCCGGGGGAATTCTGAACTTTACTGGAAGTATTGGTGACTTTATTGTTTCAATTGATAATGCAATCAAGAAAGGCAATGGACTAACTGGGTTCTTTAAAGGACTTGGGGGAGTTATTTCTGCACCAATTAAGCTACTCCATGGCTTAGCTTCGGTACTTGGCGGCTTTGGTCTTCCTAAGAATCTTACAGGTCAACAGAAAGATTTGCTTGCAGGACTTTCGCCGTTAGAGAAAGTTATTAAAATTGTGACAGCAGCTTGGAAAGGCTTTGTCAATATTCTTAATAAGGTTAAAGACGCATTACAACCAATACTTGGCCAGATCCAAAATGTATTTGGTGGCATAGAGAACACAATTAGTAAAGTATTTGAAAACATGAGCTTCGATAAAGCTCTTAGCGCTATTCAAACTGGTCTCGTTGGTGGAATCTTTCTTGTTATTAAGAAGGCTCTTGGTGGTGGAGTTAATGTTGATTTAGGTGGTGGAATTTTTAAACAGGTTAGAGGAGTTCTAGATGGTTTGACAGGATCACTTAAGACCATGCAGCAAACAGTTAGAGTAGGTGTTCTTATAGCAATTGCTTCAGCAATTCTTATTCTTGCCTCGGGTTTGTATATTATTGCAAAGATTGATTCCAAAAAGCTTACAAGTTCGATGTTGGCTATTTCAATAGGACTTGCTGAGTTAGTTGGGTCTATAGCACTTCTCTCTAAGATTAGTGGTGGATTTTTATCTGTTACTAGTATGGCGTTTTCTTTAATTCTTATTGCTACAGCTATAGACGTGCTTGCTATTGCTATATTTGCATTTTCGAAACTTAGTTGGGACCAACTTCTCAGAGGTCTTGCGGGTGTAGGTGGCGCACTTTTAGTTATTGGCGTTGGTCTAAGAGCTATTCCCCCAGGTAGAGCACTTCTTATTGCTTTATCACTTCTACCTTTAGCGGTCGCTTTGAATGTTCTGGCACTGGCTGTCAAGATATTTGCGACACTGAATTTAATAGATTTAGCTAAAGGACTTGCTGGAGTTGGCGGCGTTCTTGCTGCAATAGGATTGGGAATGAAGCTTATTGGTCCAAATATTCTGTTGGTTGGTCCTGGATTAATAGTTGTTGCCATTGCTCTAAACTTACTTGCCTTAGCTGTAAATTCATTTGGAAATATGAAATTAGATACTATGGGTAAGGGTTTAATCGGTATAGCTGGAGCTTTAGTGATTA